ATGGCACCGGCACCGGCACCGGTTAATAATTCTGCGACGTCAATAAATTTCTCACCCGCCGTTTTCAAGAAACCTTTACCGCCGCTCGAATCACCCAAGACGGAGTTTGCGAAACCTTTCCCCTTACTTTGGTCGAGAGCATTCAGCAACTTTCCGTTTTGATTCTTCTGCTCTTGCGCCGCCTCTTCCGCATCTATTTTTGCTGCACGCCTATTCTTATTGTCTATAGACTCTTTTCTTTGATCACGGGTTTTGTTTACTTGGCGATCTCTGCTTTCTCGATCCAGAAGATCCTTTCTTTCCTTCTTCGCTAATTCCTTTCTCCATAAAAAGCGGTCGGTAAAACCACTATCCATTATGGTTACCGTGGTAACCAAATTATCAAGTGCGTTCAATTCCGCTTTTGCCATTTCAGGAGTAACTGCTCCTACAATGTGTTCCCGTATAGCAATAACATTAGAGAGTAACAATTTCTCTTTCGTCGCCTGCAATTGCATCATTCGCGTTCGAGAATTGAAACGCGCAAGATTGGCCAAGATTTCAAGTTTTCTAATATTAAACTGATTAGCAGCAATGCCTACGGATGTTTTTAGTAGCGCAATGCTTTTCTTGTTGAGCCGTTCCGCATCTTTTGCAAGCGCAGATTGAAGTCTTCTATCTTCGTTAATCTTAGATCTTTCACTTAAGCCCTGCTGATAGCGCAGTTGATCGTTTGCCTTTTTTCTTCGCTGTTGATCTAAAATATTTCTTTGTTCGCTAGTTAAACCGGCCAAAGCAATATTATTGAGCTGATTGATTTTATTAACCTGCTCTGAAGCTAAAATTGAATTAATGCGGGTAAATTTACCACTTTCTTTAGCAGTTTTGTCAAGGCTTTCTAAGTGACTCGATTGATGTATAATAGCATCCGTAGTATCGTGTTGCGCACGAACACCTTCTTCGTTTATCTTATTTAGTTTTTCAAGCAATTCTTTCATTGTGGTGGTATTAACTACGGTTTACGAATTCTTTTTTTCTTCTTTAATCCAATTTAAAAGTAGTGCTACGTAAATTTCTCTCTCCCATGGTATCATATTTTCCAACTCGCTTAAGCTGTATTTATGATGCTGCATCAAAGCAAAGTTTGTTTGATAATAATTCAGCAGTGTTTCATGAGAGAGATTTATACGAAAAAACTTTCAATTCCTGTTAGTAGTTGTTCGTTATCAGCTCCGCAACTTTTACACTTGAAGGAAATTTTTTCTTGAAGTTTCGGTACTGAAGTAAATACTTCTTCAATCTGTTTCATTTGATTGTTGTTCAAGCTATCAACAAATTCCCTTTTATCTTCTGGTGAAGCTTCAGCCATGGGATATACATTACTTTTATCGTAAATGCTTGCGATCGTTGACGTGATAGATTCAGTAAGAACGTCTCCAGATTGTTTTATTTCCGAAATTGTAATTAAATCATTTACTTTAATGTATTGCGGAATGATTCCAATTTCGTCGGTCAATTGAACCTTATTTGGAAGAGGTTTTTCTTTAGTTACTTCAATAGCTTCAAGGTTGATTTTAACTGAATTTACTTCTCCGCACTTTTCACATTTCAATCCTAATTCAGCATCTTCTCCAACACTTTTAGATCTAAGCTGGAGAAAGATATATTCTAAATCAAATGAAGTTAAACTCCCTGCATCAATTTCGCCAAAGGTACAAGAATTAACAATGTCCTTCATTGCCCTAATAAAATTAGGTTCTTCTCCTGATTCTTGAGCAATCAATAAAATCTTTTCTTCCTTTACTAGAAAAGGTCTGAAATCAATTTCCTTTTGTGTTGAAGGAACCGTTAGCTGGTATTTTGGAGTTTCTAATTTTGGTAGATTCATAATTTATATATATGTCACGTATTACACGATCTCTTCACCTGGCCTCAATAACGGCTCAGCGCGAGGCAATAAGGCGCGTTGATCTGGGTCGGTTGGAAAGTTTAAATCGTTATACGCGAATTCAACACCAAGAGCGGAAATGGTGTCTGTTTCGGAGTTATAACCAATACCTCTGATTGCCTTTGGAAAACAGTCGTCAAGCCTGGCTTCATAAATTATTCGGTCTTTATTGTCGAGCTGTCTAATACCAATTTCACACTTATATGTGTCAGCATACGCCATAAGATATTCTTTTTTTGGAACAACCTTATTAATCCATCGGTCAAATATATTTTTAGCAAAATAGTCTGCAGTTAAACGAAATTCCATTGCAAGAGCTTCATTGACATAACCAGTTGGCATATCGGTTGTATGTCTAAAAAGATCGTAACCAAATGTTGTTAGCTGACGGCCGGGTAGGGTGGTACTAATAACCAAAGATTCCAAATCTCTTATTTCGCTTTCCGTTGCAATTGCCGGGCCCTTTAAATTAAGCAAGCCGGTAAGATCAATTTCGAACCTATTGCTTTTAGCAACTCCGCGTTTCTGAATAATACTTTTTATATTATTAATCGACGATTTTGTGTGTGGTGTTGACATAATTTTTATTTATTAAGTATTTTGCGAGACTCTCGCCAAACTGTTCTTTTGCTTTCTTTTTGAAATCTATCAGTGGGTAAAAATAAAGCAGTTTTCCAATATCGAGTTGGAACTTTAATAATACGAGTCTTGATATTATTTTTTAAGTAATGCTTCCAGCACGGTTCAAAGAAACGTAGGTTTCCTCCTCTTTGAAGCTTTGCAAATGAAAGCATAAATCTATCAAACTCTTCAGTACTTCCCTTTTTTAATAACTTTTCAGTAAGTGCGTCAAAAAGTAATGCACGACGTTTAAGATCTATATAATGCAGATTAAGTCCATAGAATCCGCCTTTTGCTGAGCCAACCATAATGACAAGAGGAAACGTATCGTAATAAGGAAGTGTCTTCTTAAGTTTTGGATCGTATCCATACATATACATTCTTCCTTTTAGCGCACGAGTTACTGGTTCCAAATCTTCGGATTTAACCATACGATTTGGAGTAATACCAGTCATTCTAGAGACTTCTTTACGAAACCACAATAAAGAATCTGCGACGTTTTTCTCGTAAACTCCTGATGTGATTGCGTCTTCAGTAATCTTTTCGAATGATTGAAATCTTGGCATACATATATATTTATATGGAAATCTATGTAAGTAGCTTAATTCCTAGGCCTTTTATTATATCTTCATGCCAAACTTCAAAGGTCCATCCACGGTCTGCGCAGTATTCAGTGGCAGCTTCCCACTTGCTTTGATTCTTGACATATGTCATTACCTCGGTGATGTACTTTTTGGTTTTACGGCTGCGGGGTTTAGGCTCAACCGTTTGACTTTTTGGCTTGATTTCAATAAGGTATCTTTTCCCGCCTTTAAACTCTATAAATAAATCTACAAAATATCGGTGGGATTTGCCATCGGTTCTGCAACGATAAGGTATGACTATTTCTTCCGAGCTCCATTTGACAACAGAGCTGTTATCATCACACCAACGAAACACTTGCCGTTCCCACATACTGCGGTACTTTATTGCAGTAACATCCCCTGCGTATTTCTCGCGATTTTTTGGTTTAAAAGAACCACTATAATACTTCATTTTTACAACTTTATTTATAAATAGTAATATGGCAAACGGAGATACAACAACAACTGGCGGTGGCGGCAGAGTAACTGTCAACGACACTTTCGAACAGAATAACCCGATCCCCGCAAACGATCTGACTCTCCCGCAGCGCGGCAGCAACTTTCTTCAGGAGGTGAAAACGGAGGCCAATGCTGGTATTGAGGTGATTTCCGCGGTTGCTAAAAATCAAAACTTTAAAAATGATGAAAGTATCCCGTCAGCGATGGTGTTTCCAGAGGTCTTAAATACCATTGAAAATATTAGACCTGTACTTCAAATTAAATGCATCGGCGGCCCAAATAATGAAAAAGAGGTTACATTTCCGTGCCCGATTGGATTTGGGGTTACCGACGGCGCAAGTTATAATGATACTGAATTAGGTCAATTTGGTCAGGCCGCTAATAATGTTACTCAAAAATTTATAGGAAGCGAGACGGCCGGGGAAGGTGTTTTAGATGTACTTCGCGACCAGTATGGGGCAGATAGTAATTTGTCTATTGGTGGAAAAATAGGACAGGGTATTGCTGGAGCGGTCCTGACTGGCTTAGGACTTGCTAGGGAAGATATACCGACCGATACGTTAAAAGGTGCTGCAGCTGGAGTGGCCACCGCTTTAGGGATTGCAGTAAATAAAAATGTAACCACGGAATTTACTGGAGTTGCAACCCGTAGCTTTTCTTTTCAGTATAAACTCGTTCCCTCGAGTAGAAAAGAGGGTAAAGTAATTGATGAAATCACCCGCTTTTTTCGCCAAGGTGTTTACCCTATGAAGGAAAGATCCACAGGAGGAATAATTCTAAGATATCCTCCAAAATGGGAACTTCGCCTTCTTAAAAAAATCGGAGGAGAGCGTATACCTAGTGTTCCGGCCATCGCGCAATGTTATTTAGAATCATTTGCAACAACCTATAACGGAAGTAATTCTTTTCACGAAAACGGTCTTCCAGTTGATACAGATATTACCATATCCTTTAAGGAAACTCGCTCTCTTACTAGGGAAGATATAAAAAGACTTGAAGAAAATGGTGATCTAAAAGACACTTAAATAAATTTTACTCGATAAGATATGCCTATAGATTTCTTTAATACGTTTGGTAAAACCTTTTATGATTTTACCGGAAATAATAGCACAGCGTTGGTGACCAACTTCTTAAAGCAAGTTGTTGCGGTAAACACCGACGATGTTGTCAACTATACAAAGTATCAAATCAAAGATCGAGACCGACCCGAGCTTGTATCAGATTTGCTATATGGTGATCCAAAATATCACTGGACTTTCTTTTTGTTAAATGATAGTTTAAAGGAAGGAAAGAGTGGTTGGCCTATGAGCCTCGCAGAATTTGAAGAATACATTGAAACAGAATATGATCCTTATATGTTTTTAGGTGGTACACTTATTGAAGATGCCACTACGGATTTTCATTATTCAACTCTTCCGCTTTCAGAAACGGATGCGGACTCTGTAGAAATTCTTGTATCAGATGACGAGGTTACTTTTAGTACAACCGATGCTAAGTTTGTTCGCAAAGACTTTACAAGAATGGGAGTAATTTTAACCCGGCCTACAAACAATAGTGATTTGATTACACTTGATCTTGGAGCTACCGCTAGTCCTGCGGAAAAAAAGATTTATATAAAGCCCAAGAATGGAGATGCAGGAGATGCATGGCTTGCAAGTGTTGAAGCTGCAGGTTATCCGACCCAAACATTTACAATAGACAGTGCGAGTACAAAGGTTGTTCCTTTAAGCTATCTGCCCGCTTATTCTTATTCACATTTAAAGAATTCAACTTATCAGTTTTTCTCTGAGTCAGATCCTGACCAACCTCTTTCTCATTACGGAGTTATTGAGCAAAATGACGAGCCACCGACTCAACGTATTACTTGGTACGAATATGAAGAGATCATAAATAACAAAAAGCGGGACCTTATTGTGGTAAAACCTTCGGCAATAGGCCAGTTTGAAAGCGAGTATAGCTCTCTTCTTCTCAACTAAAGTATGGATTCAACAATACCAAATTCAAATACATCTAAAAATTTAGATGCAGATGGTAATATTCTTTATCCTTCTGTTTATGAATTTAGGGAATTCATAATGATAAACAAATACGGTGAAAAAGAAAATATAACACAACTTGTTACTTCCTTTATTGTTTCTGAAGAAATTTTTTCTCCGATACTTACAGCAAAAATTGTTATTCGTGATAATGAAAATTTCTTTGAAGACTTTAAAATAGATGGGCAGGAAATTATAAAAGTTAAAGTTGATTATCTTCTTAATCCTGAAGATAGGACGTCTTTAAAAACTTTATCATACCAATTTGTTGTAACAGATTATCCTCTTTTCGAAAAAACAACTGAAAGTATTAATGTTCAGGAATATGAACTCAATTTAATAAGTTCATTTGCATATCTTTCAAGGCTGCAACAAATTTCTCAAAGTATTGTAGGAGATCCTGTTATCGCCATACAAAAAATATTTGAAAATTATCTTGCTTATCCTAAATTTGACTATCAAAGTAAAGAGCGGCATCCGTGCTTAACACATAACCTTAAAGCTGTAATCACTCAAAGAACACCTCTGCAGGCCGTTGAATATCTTAAAGGTTTATGTTACGATTCAGAGGATTCTCCATTCTTCATCTATACTACGTTACAAAACGATTCAATTATTGCCAGAAGCTGGATTGATATTATCAGCCAGGATGATATATACAAACCATCTTCTACTGCTGATTCTTATCAATACAAACCTTTTATTGAAGAAGAAGTTGGTACGACCGAAAACTTACGAGAACTTCGATCTAAAATTATTTCTTTAAGCTCTGATATATCATTGGATAAATTATCACAAGCGGTAGCCGGAGGAACTGGAAGCGTTATAGAAGAAATTGATCTTGCACGTAGATCTTATAACGAGTTTAAGGAATTTTCTCCTAAAACACGAATTATCGACCAAGCGAAAAATGTTAATGGAGAAGATAAAGGTTCGTCGGAATTTGATTTTAATTATCTGCAAAATCTGGATTTCGTAAACGGACAAAGCAAGTCGTTAATTAAAAATATCCTTAGCGATCCAACTACAAGCCGAAAAGTTTATTATCTTTCAAATGATCCGTATCCTTCATATTCCATTGATCCAATCAGTGGGGATTTAATAAAAGGTAAAAGTTTTATTTCGCCGGCTCGTGTAAAACGCAACGCGCTTCCTAAGGCTAGAAAATATATTGCAAATATGGAATCCACGGCTCACGAGATTGGTGTATATGGTGATCCAAATCTTTCTGCAGCCAAGAAAATAAAAATTGAAATTCCTAAAGCAATAGATCCATCCAAATATAATGCCGCTGGACCGCTTGACGAAAGCCTGTCCGGTGTTTATGTTATTGCCGTTTCCATTCATATTTTTGAAAATGGAATTTATACAAATAAGCTAAGAATTATTAAAGACAGTCACTTACCAAGTGGTGAAATTGTTGCGATGAATACTCGAGACATTAAATTCGACCAACTTTACGGTTAAAAGCAAATTATGAATTTACAAAACTGGTTTATGGGAGTTGTAGAGGATGATTTTGATCCTGAGGGCGTCGGCCGTGTAAAGGTTCGCTGTTATGGTTATCACAATCCCGATCGCGAACTTTTACCTACACGAGATTTGCCTTATGTGCAAACAATTCATCCTGTTACTGCGGGCCCTGCGGTTGGAGGAGTTGGTACTAGTTCAACACCTTTGCTAAATTCTATTGTTTTCGGAGCTTTTTACGATGGAAACGATACACAAGACGCGGTGATTCTTGGGGTTTTACCAGGGGGAAATTTATCTGATTCACAATATGATCCCAACACTAATTTTGGTTTTGGTACCGCGAATGTTGCCAGCGGTCAGGGAATACCATTTGCAAATCAGCCCTCTTCATCTAATACTAGCGGAATTACCGTACAGGTTGGAAATAATGAGCGCATAACATCGAGAGCGGCATCGGCCCAAGTTCTGCAAGGAGAATCCGGTGGAAGTATAGGATCGGCTACTGTTTTCGAATCCAGAGGTATAGGTATAGGTAGCGACTTTGCAAAAAACATAGAAGATTCATTAAGAGAAAATCCAAATATTGCTCCGATTTTAGTCAGAAACAACCAAGCAGGCGCAGCTCGCAATCGGCCGATAGATCCAAAGCTGGCAGCAATAATTAATACTGCAGCCGCAAGAACAGGCCTTACCGTAAGTATTTTCAGCGGTGGTCAAATGCCCGAGGCGGAGTATAATTCAAAGGAAGATGCTCGAAAAGGATCGGTGACGGAGGGCGGAATAATCTATCAAACACTTGACGGTAAAAGAGTTCGAACAGGAACAACCCGCCATGATGTCGACGCCTTTGGTAACGGCCAAGCCGCAGACATATGGCTCTATAAAGATGGTAGGCGCATAAGTCTTTCAGGCGGTGCGAATAATTCAGACACTATTCTTGCAGGAAAATTTTTAGAAGAAGCTCGCGCGCTTGGGGCACAAGGGATAGGAGCAGGAAGTACAGGATATATGGGTGGGGTAGGTGCTCATATTGATCTTTCGTCCAAAACAACCTGGGGCATGAATCCCGCTTTCAATTCTTACATTGCTAAAGGAGACCGACGAAACGCAGCTGGTGAAACCCTTCCAGGCACGCTTCCAAGAGAAATTTTCTTTGGTACTCGGGAAGTTACAATTGGCCAAATTTCTCAGCAGATCATAGGTCAGGGTATATATAAAAACGAACTTGAACAACCGATTGACCCAAAGAGCGGGGGGATTATTCAAACCGCGGAAAATTTTCATCGCTGGGCTACAACCCTCGGTGTTTCTGGTATTACGGTAAATTCCGGAAGTAATCATAATGTTCAGGAAGGAACCATTTTTATAAATAAGTCAATGTTTGGGGCATCACCGGAAAACCAAAGAGGGTTGATCGTAACAAATCCTACAGACTTTATCAAGTGGAATTCAGTTAATTGGGGTGGGTGGATTTCTTTTAATTTAGGAGCCACTGGTATAACGCCGGTCGGAGGATTAACTGAAGAGGAAATTCCTCGCGATGAAGCAGCGGAACTTACATATTACGGACCATTTGAATCGACCACTGGGCCTTCCTTCGGCGACCTGCCCGGTGAAGAGATCGGTCTGCCCAATAGCGGCGACCCGAGTGGTTCGATTCCGCCGGATTATAAATTAGGTGGCGACGCCGGGGGCATTTGGCCGGATGGGTTATTACCGCAGGATTAATAAGATATAGATAGTTAGTATGAGTTCATCTATAACCCCGCCCGAACCAAATACCGGAGGTGTCAGCTCTTTTAATAAGGTTGAAAAAACTGTCTCTGGTCATCAATTTGAAACTGATGATACTGTTGGAAATGAAAGAATAAAGCGCTCGCACGCAAAAGGAACATTTGAAGAATGGGATGCTACTGGCGGAAGAACACTAGTTGTTAACGGCGAAAACTTTACTGCGATTGTAGGAAACGAAAGTATTGTAGTTAGCGGGAATTGTAATATAACTGTTACCGGTGACTGTAATCTTAATGTTGGAGCACACCTGTTTGCCGAGGCTCAAACAATGTATTTTCAAGCAAGGCAGAGTATTAACTTTAAAGCAGGTAGCAACATTATTATGGAAGCTTCCAATGACTTTTCTGTAAATAGCGGTGCAAATTATAATTTAACTGTTGGGGGTGAAGGGCATGAGCGATTTCAATCCAAACTTGACACCAACATTGTCGGCGATAATGATTTAACTATTGGCCAAAATTTTAATACACAAGTTGGAAGTATTTCAACTCAACACGCAGAAGCTGGAACGAATATTACCAGTGGAACCAATACGATGTTGGCTGGAGACAACAAATTAATTCTTGGTGGTGGAGAAAGTGAAGGAGTTGATATTCACAGTGGTGGACTTCTTGCTGTTAAAAGCGACGCTGACACCGTTTTTGATTCCGCGAATTTTAAGATTGAATCCGGCCCGGTTTCGATTAAACCTGAGATTAATACCGAAAGTACCATAACAGCTGTCGGCGAAATTACTGGTAACGAAATTCCACTTAGTACTCACAATCACCCGATCTCCGGCGGCTCAAGCGGAACCGGCACTGGCCAACCGCCTCAGGCTTAATTTTAACTTATTTTAATAATGTCAGATTTTAATACATTAGTAAAAATCCAAAGAGCGATTGATACTCTCACGAGTGGAGAAAACAATCTAGGCAAACTAGGTTTAGGTCAGCTTGAAGACCAGCTTGGCGGTAGTGTAACAAATTCTCTTGATATTAGTAAGGTTGCAAATATCCAAAACGTTGTTCGTAATGTAACAGGCGCAAACTTAAATCTTGGAGGCATTGCAAACATAGCCGACTGTGTTAAAAATCTCGATGACCTTTTAATTGAAAAGGTTAAACAAGAGGTGATGAGCAAAATTTTAGAAACTGACACGGCGCAAGAAATTGTTGAAAAGCTTGGTAATATTTCTGCTATTGCTAAAGAAGGAGGAAATCTATTACGCAAGGCGGGCGAGCTAAAGGAAAAATCTCTTGCCGAACTTCTAGTGGATGCAAGAAATGCGGGTCTGCTTGATAAGGTTAAAATTATTAAAGACATTAATGATAAGTTTGGCAATGTTGTAGATAACTTAAATGATATTATTTCTAACCTGAACAGTTTTGATATCTGTGGTATGACAAACTATAAGAGTGGTGTTGCTCTTTCCCCTGCGACTAACGTTTCCACTGAAACTCCTCTTCCTTTGAAACCGTTTGAACCTTTGTTACGCTTTAATCAGCAAGAGCGCGAATTTAATTCTGAGTTTAACCTTCATACGTATAATGCAGGAAAAATTATCAGTGAAAAGGCTAACCTTAATCCAACGCCTGCAAATGAATCAATGCTTACAGCGCTGCAAAGTTTTTATTACAGATTGAAAGACTCTGCGATAAAAAATTCTTCTGCAAATCCTGCCGGCGAAATTGAAAGAATTATTTCTAGCAAGCGGGATGAATGGCCGGGTGAAACACTTGATGAATTTAGAAGAAGAGCCGGTTTAGTTACTAACCAAATTGCTAACGATGTAGGAGTTTTAAGAGCGCACAATAATATAAACGATTCTTCTCCACAGCAAAGCGAACCTGCTGCAGGAATTAATATATACGGAACTCCTGACTGGGATTTTGATACGTTTCTTAGTATTATTCCTGAAGAACGCCCACAAGATCTTACCAATTATTGGACAGAACGTGGATTTGAAATAGAAGAAGGAGAAAACCAATTAAAGAAATCCGGAAGAAAGCCGGGAGTTCTTAAATCAGATTCTGTTGGAATAGGAACGTATGGTAATAAATTGGTTTCTGGCTTTACCGCGGCAAGTACCAAGTATCGTGGCGGAGCAATTTTGGAATTACAAAATTCTGATGGAAGTCTGTTTGATCCAGCAGGAATTAACCCTAATGCGACGGTGGTGGTTGCAGATACTGGAGATTCTAATTTTACATTTGATAGACCTGCGATTTTTCTTAATAAAGAATCGTATAAGGCTTATAAAGATTCTAATTTGGGTGGTGTCCGCGCAATTGTTTTACAAAAAGGATATGTAGAAAACTCTGCGTATTCTTTAGCTCAAAATCAAAAAAGCTAAGTAGAAACTTTATAAATAGAAACAAGTAATGAATAGTATTCTTTCAGACTTTAATAAACCCAATTATCAACCAACCGTGGTGGCTGGTGATGTTTTTAAAGATGTAAGTTTTAGTTTTATTCATCCTGCGACAGGCGATGTGATTCTTGCAACTGATATTGAAGCTGTTAAGAATAGCATTAAGAATATTGTATTAACACCACAAGGTACACGACCATTCTTTCCAGAATTTGGAACTCGTGTAAATAATCTTTTATTTGAACTTGCTAGTCCAATAACAGCATCTCAGATAAAGGATGAGATTATAAGCGGAGTTACAAAATTTGAAAAAAGAATTTCGCGGTTTGAGGTTCAAGTCGCTGATGATCACGAAAGAAACGCTTACCGTATTACAACAACTTTTCAAATGTCGTATGGCACCGACGTAGAATTTATTTTTCTTTTAACAAGAACACGATAAACTTATGGCAATTAATGGAGAACAACTCGATGTTTCTGAATTAGACTTTGCACAAATCAAAGCAAATCTAATTGACTATTTTAAAAACAGCGAAACAGAATTTACAGATTGGGATTTTGAAGGTTCTAACCTTAATAATATTGTTGATCTGCTGGCATACAATACTCACTATAACGCAATGCTTGCTCACGTAGCGGTGAATGAAAGTTTCATTGACTCGGCTCAGTTGCGAAGCAGTGTAGTTTCTGCAGCGAAACTTCTTGGTTACATTCCTCGCAGTTTTTCTGCATCTCGCGTAGATATTGTTGGAACCATTGGCGCGGCGGCCGATTCCGCAAGTACTTATGTAGTTCCACGAGGAACGCGATTAACAGCAACTTATAATTCGGAAAACTATTCTTTTGTTGTTCTTGATGATGTTACTACACTTAGTAAAACCACAGTTGGTGAATCGCATTTTTATACCGTTACTGAAGACCAGCCATTAATTGGATACGAAGGAAGTCTTGTTACAACAACCTTTGAAGCTAATGCGGTTGATACCGGTCAACGTTACGAATTAGCTGATGAAGATGTTGACATAAGTACTCTTCGCGTTTTGGTTTATCCAACCGGAGCTAAAAGCGAAGGAACAGCTACACGATTTAATCAATTTAGTGATATTGATGTGACTGCAGATTCAAAGGTTTATTTTATTAATGAAAACAGCGCAGGTCGATACGAACTTACGTTTGGTAATGGCATTTACGGTGCTAAGCTTGATGCAGGCAATGTAATTGAAATGCAATATCTCATAACAAGTGGTGCAGGAGGTAATGGAGTAAATACTGCCTTTTCAATTAGCGGGGATACAAGCGGGAACTTCACCGCAGCAGGAACTTCACTTTCTATTAAAGGCGGCGCGAGATCAAGTGGGGGAAGTAATAAAGAAACCGTTGAGCGTTTAAAGAATAACGCGATTAATAGTTTTACTACTCAAAACCGTGCTGTTACTTCAGACGATTACAAAAATTTAATTACAAATAACTTTTCTTTTGTTCAAAGTGTAAGTGCTTGGGGCGGGGAAGATAATGATCCACCGACGTTTGGTTCCGCATTTATTTCATTAAAACCAAACTCAGAAAATACAACTGATACCGTTTCCGAAGCTGATAAAGTTTCCATTCTTGACTTTCTCGAATCAAAAAAGATTCTTGCCATTACACCACAAATTGTTGATCCGCAGTTTGTAAACATCGTACTTGACGTTCTTGTTAAATATGATCCTAGTATTTCATCGCTAAGTGCTTCTGAATTACAGCTTGCAATTAAAGATAATGTGGCTGTTCCATTTGCTGAATCAGACATTAACGGGTTTGATACCATATTTCGACATTCGCTGTTTCAGAAGAAAGTGGATAATTTTAATCGCGCTGTTATGAACTCGCTTGTTCGGGTTTTTGTAAGTCAAGAAATTACAGTTCCTGCCGATGGTTCAATTTCAGATTTTACGGTTGATTTTGGTACACCACTTCGTCCTGATGATGGTAAAACTTTAGTAGATGTTTTTGCAACTCCATCTTTTACTCTTGGAGGTGAATCTCTTTTTATTAAAGACGAACCGGGTATTGATAAATTTACTAGAACAGTTTTTACTTGCAGAAGAAACGAAGATGGAACAGAACAAAAAGTTTCACAAATAGGACAAATTAATCTTGCTACAGGTGTCATGCAATTATCTAATTTATTTGTAGACACTACAACTGAAATGTGTTTTATTGCAAATACCCAAAGTAATGATATTGTTGGAAAAAGAAATCTTTTATTAAGTATTGATTTTGATAAATCCACGTTCTCTGCATTTCCAGATGAGATTGCTCGTGGTGGAGGTTCTCGTTCGGTTAACTATTCAACGTTTAATAAAGATCGCGGACCTACGTTTATAGATTCAAATACTTCAAGTTCAAATAACACGGGTAGCAGCACTGGTAGCACCGGAAGTAGTAGTGGAAGTTCAAGTTCAATTGGCGGCACAACTTATTAATAAGAAATAGTATGGAGTTAAGTATAGCAACAGGCACCGCAACCGCGGTTGAAACACAGACGGTTGCATCTGTTCTTCCCGAGCACTTTGAGCTTGGTGCACCGGAATTGATTAAGCTGCTTAAGGCTTATTATCGCCATCTTAATAAAGAACTTTCTCCTTCTTTCGAGTTAAATAACTTGATTCGCCAGCATGACGTTGATACCGCAAGTGATAAGTACTTGGATGCAATTGAAAGAATGATTGGCGCGGCAATTCCGCAAAGTCGATCACTTGATCGAGTAAGGCTTTACAAAGTTATTGCAGATTATTACAATAGCCGAGGATCAGAAGAAAGTGTTTACGCTTTCTTTCGTATTTTTTATGATGAGTTTGTAACTTTAATTTATCCAAAAGAAGTTTTATTTACAGTGGGCGATCCCGACAAGGGAATCGTTTCAACCGAAAACCGGGTTCGTGATAGTTTTCGTTATCAAGAATTTTCTTATGTAATCAAATCCGAATCTGATCAAGCAAATTGGAAAAATGAATATCTTAAATTTGTTCACCCAGCTGGACTTAAATTTTTTATCTCGCTAACACTTGAAATTTTTGCAGATAATGACTGGGTTAAAGAAGCGTTGGAATTTTATCTTGATGTTGAAAAGGTTGTCAAACTTACTTCTGAATTACCAACCGGTTCTTCTGCCCCCGCCAATGATACGCTTTATCTTGTAACTGATGGGGATGATAGTGGCAGTACAACTATTTCGTATGGAAATATTTCGAAAGTATTTCAATACGACGCGACTGCTTCACCCCCGGTTTGGAACGAAGTAGAAAATGTCACTGCTTTGGCAGACCGAATTGACTGGAGTACGTTTTTCGGTCAACACACGCCAAATCATCAATACTTAAACATTGCATTTACGTTCTTAATTAAAGTGTTAATGGGAGATGGTGGGTTTCATTACTTAACTCACGTCAGATCTATTTTTGATAAAAGAGGAAATATTATTTCAGATAGAAATTTGATTAAAGCTTTTTTCTTTAACTTTATTCTTTCACGATCTACAATAAACGAAAATACAATTCAAACCGCGTATCGTCAAACATGGAATAAAGACGGCAAGTTTGTTGATAACGCAGGTTGGGGTGAATACGGAAATCTTTTAATCTCTCAAGGAGATGCAGAGTATACCAAAGATTCCGACGGAGCATTTAGATTTCCTATTGCATTTGAACAAATTGACCAGTCTTCAGAACCGTTTTTGGATTTTATTCTTGACGATTTAATTACCGAAGACTTTAGAGAACCTTCCGACTCACCTATTGTATATGCACCATCATACTTAAATAGTTCTACTTACACAGAAGGTTGGCTTAGTTTTGTTTTCTTTGCTGGAGGAAATTCAGATTATTCCCCGGCACAACTTGATCAAACATTAATTCAATACTCGACTTCAGACAGCCCAAGTAGTAATAGTTTTATTGATCTTTATGGTGACCGTATCGAGTTTGGTGATGATTTGATTCAAGTTGGTGATGTATATGTAAACGGTGACCGTGTTCTTGATCGTAATGAATCGGCATATTCCAATACCGATGCAACACTTGATTACCTATTACCACTTGCTGAAGGAGGATGGAAACACGTTTTAATCAAAGTTAAATGGAAGCTTCCAACCGGTACAATTACTGGAGAAGGCGGGGTTGATCCGCAATTTAGAGCATTTTATAAGCCCGAAGCGTTTTCTAGAGATGATTTAAACATTATTAAATTTAGATCTAACCTTCCAGATTTACTTAGTAGAATACAAGGGACACCAAAATTTTCTGATGTTCCGGCGGCGTTTGATGTTAGTTTCAATACACATTTTAATAACTTCAGTAGCGGCACTTTAATTGATTTTTATACAAGGTCTTTTACTGATTCGTTTTCGCTTACTTCATTTGATCTTCTTCTTGATCCCGATGCGTCTCCGACTGTTACTGAAAACTTTTTACTTGCAGCATCTTCCAATATATTAGACGACAGTAGTCCTGCTAATGTTATTGATACCGTTCATAGATTTAATTCTCAATCTTCTGGACTTTGTTTTAAGTTTTTTGAATCGGAAGGTTACTGGGCGTTATACGATTCTGACGCTAGTCCAGAAGATGAACTTTTACAAAGCAGTAATGACAATTGGACAATCTTTCCGTATATTCCTGAAGTTAATGAACTTAATACGGCATGGCAAGTATATGATGATTCTACTGTTGCTCAACTTCATATTAACTCTGGTTTTCGATTTACTAACTTAACCTTTGACCTTGGCTGGACCGATGATTCTTCACCTTATGATTCACCTTTAAATTTAAGAAGCTTTTTGGGTGGATTAGATTTTGAAGCGGGATACACTTATGATACAAAAACCCCATTTTTTAATTCTTTTACATATACACAAACTTAATAAATAATTTTTTAACGTATAAATAACATTATGGCAGCCATTATTACAGAACAATTCCGAAGAAATTCCACGGATCTTTTGGATTCTGATATTACGAATAATTCATATTATATCGCTATCGGCCAACAAGATACATGGGACGATGTAGCAGGTACTTCTGCAACTTCTCCATTTCCGGTTGGAACATTTAAAGATAATCAACGTGTTTTAGATCACATTACTGGACTATTTAGAATTAATTCCACAAATACTTCTCGTGTGATTCCAAGAAACGACGTTCAAGCATCAACAAAATATAAACAATACGATCCTCTTGATCCAACTTGTTTTTATGCTGATAATGTTAACAACGTTAATCCTTGTTACGTTATGGCAGGTGACCAAATCTTTTTGGTTTTACAAGCCCCCGCTGATGGATCTGCGGTTGACGCGGATGTGATAAGCAGACTCGGAAATTCATTTTTTGATTACGGAGTACTTTCAACTTCTTCGGGTTACGTATTTACCTATCTTGGAAGATACGAAATTAACAGTGATATTAATAGTTCGCAATTTGTTGATATTGGTGATGGTTCAAGTACTACTTCTGCAAGAGATAACAGTTCTTCAGCATTTGCATTTGTTGAATTTACTGACGGTGTTTTAAAACTGGAAGCCGTAACAGCTGGAATATCTGGAAATAATATTACGGTTGAATTTAATCTTGATGATACAAGCCCCTTTATAAGTGGGATTAGCGTTACCGAAGTTGGAAACGCTGTTACAATTACAGTTCCGACAAATTCCGATAGTCCTGCCGGCACAGTTGATCTTACAATAGATCAATTGGCTCAAGCAATTAGGGATTCACTTAGTTCTTCCCCGGCTTCTACGTTGGTTACTGCTTCTACAATTTCTGGAGGAAGTACACTTGCTGATATTGAAAATCTAGTTGATTCCCCTTCACTATTTACATTAAGTGGAAGTAACGATCTTCCTACTTATATTAAGCAAAAGACCGGTGGACTTCTTTACGGTTTTAACCTGATTAACGGAGGTAACGTTTACGAGCCGTCTGGTACATTTGGCGCGGGCGATACAACCACTACTTTACAAGCTGATGTAACTGTTCATGGCGTTGATGAAACTGGAAACTCTCGCAGTCTGACTCTTACAAACGCTGATTATATTGTAAACATCTCAGAGAAATCCATTTCTGAAATTCGTTTAACGGATACTCATTACACAACTTTAGTTGATCCCACGGACGGATCGATTGGATTGCGCAGATGGAAAAACTGTAGAGTTGATATTAGCGATATTGAAAATCTTCGCCCAGCTAACGGTGGAACAGGCCTTTTGGATTTTACTGATGGTTCTGCAACATACGTCGCAGCAAGCTTACGAAGAGACGCAATTGCAATTCCAAAGATTGGGTCGGTTGATGGATTTGGGTCTAAGAAGTTTGAAACCCTTCCGGCATTTTATCTTGGTCTTTTTGCAGATACCGGTAATGCTACTTTTATTCCTAATGCTACTGAATATCACCAGGTTTCAGTTATTAGAAATCCTTTAACAACTTCTGATACCAATCTTACCGATCCTTATATTCAACCTTTGAAGTATTTTACATTCCCAGGAACTCAAGTAATTCCTGCAGACGGCTCAAATCCAATTGGAGCTGGGTGGCAAATCGTTCAAAATGGTAAAAAGGTTGGTGTTATTTCTCACGTACAAACGGTTGAAAATGGACTTGCTTTAGATCCATTTAGATATTATTATTACACTGATCATTTTTATGGATACGAGTCAATTCTTGTATCGTCTGAAACCGATATAGCTACTGCTTTAACGTTTAATCCACCTAAAGATGACGAGCTAGGAGCTTCATCGGTTGTTACCAGTCTTATTCCATCTACCAGAGTCCAGTCAACTTATAAACAAGGATCTGGGGATGTTGTTTTTATTGACAACCGTGCAACAATTACTCGTGCAGAAGGTCAAAACGAAGAGCTTAAACTTATCATTCAACTATAATGGCAATCACCGCTTACACATCAAAATATTTCGACGACATTAATACACCGGATACTTCCGGTTTAACGCCGGACGATAAAAATTATTTAAGGGTTTTATTTCAGCCAGGAAGAACTGTTCAGGCCAGAGAATTAAATCAGGCCCAGTCAATTCTTCAAGCCCAGCTTGATCGTTTAGGTCAAAGTTTATTTAAGCCGAATACCGGTATTGTTGGCGGTGATTGTACTTTTGATAATACATTAAGATTTATTGACGTTCAATTCAATGGTTCAGAAGATGCTACTGCTTTTGAAAACTTGACTGTGGATTTAACAGGTATTTCAATAACTTCTACGGAATCTGCTGTTTCAGCAAGTCTAGTCAAGATTGAAGAATTAAATTCTCTTTCATACCGTCTTTTTATTCAATATCGTCGAGCTGGTAATTCCAGTACGGGTGTTGGAAGTGCAAATGAAATTGTTGGTGGTAATGTTTCTATTCAAGGCCTTACACAGCAAAATATTGTTGAGGGATTGGTTATCAATAATGGAAAAGCAATTAGCGCGAATCTTACAACGGGTGTTTTCTTTGTTAAAGGATGCTTGGCATCAACTGCAGAACAATATACGTGTAGAGCTTTAAGTGAAGACGAGCTTTTTGACGGTTTCGCGGTATTGCAAATTGATGAAAAGCAAATTACTTCGGGCGAAGATTCAACTTTATTTGATAACGCAAATGGATTTCCGAACTTTGCGGCTCCAGGCGCAGACCGCTATCAAATAAATCTTAAACTTGATCTTGTTGAAAATTTTAGTGAAAAAGAAAATCTTGTAGCTCTTTTAGAGATTAAAGATAACGAAGTTATTGTTATTGAAAATCCCATTGACAACAGCGATACAACTTTAGAAAAAGTTCTTGCAGAAAGAACCTTTGAAGAAAGTGGAAGTTATGTTGTTGATAAATTTAATGTTGAAATTCAAGAAGTTTTAAGCGAAGATTCTTACACCGGCCGTTATAAAAATAGCACAGCAGCCAATGATCTTTCCCAGACAGAAGCAAATAAAAAATACGCAGCAACGCTTTCTCCTTCTGTTGCATACGTACGTGGAAAAAGAATTGAGCTTGCCGGCCCACTTACTCTTTTAGGAGATAAAGCACGGGTATCTGCTGCTGATTTACAAAACGGTGTTTTGGAAGATGGTTCAACGGTTGCAAGTATGGGTAACTATGTTGAAGGTAATTTTAGAAATCTTGGCTCACCGCATACCGGTGGTGGTCTTCCTTTTCTTGACAGTAATACTTTAACATATAATCTAGTTGATTCCACATCCGCGACGATTGGTACTTGTAAGATTCTTTCTGTTGAATTTATAAGCGGTAATAGATTTCGTTTGTTTCTTCGTGAAATTTCTCTCAATGCAGGAAAGATTTTTGACAATGTAGCTACAATTAAAGGTGCTGCGATTACCAATTTAGGTGATGTTAATTTTGAAGTTCAAGAAAGAAATGGAATAAAGCTGCACGATACAAATATCAATTCTACTCTTTTTGAATTACCAAACACCGCGGTTAAAACATTTAACTCAATTCAAGTATCTGAAAAGGTTAACTTCCCGCAAGATCCTGATACAGAAACCATCACGGTCGCTTCCGATAAGACTGTAACTTTTAGCGTTACTGGCTCAACATTTGATAAAAGTCCTTCTTCAGTTATTGTTTACAACGCAACCAAAGACGAAGTACTGGAATCAACCGATTTTACTATTGTTTCTAATACTTCTGCGGGAACTTTAACTTTAGATTTTTCAGGAGATTCACCTTCTGCTGCGGATTCAGGTGATACTATTAGTATTATTGCTACTGTTGCCAAAAATCTTGACTCTCTTGGCATTAAAACAGAAACTACCGAAACAATAACTTTGGCTGGAACTCCAGCTCTTGGCGATATTGTTGAATTGCCTGGTGTCTTTCATTTGATTAGTGTTCCCGACGAAAACTTTGAACTTGTTACCGACGGCCAAACATCGACGCAATACGAAACTGCTAAGGTGCGGTGCCTTAAAGCTGGTGAAACAAATGTAAATGTTGTGCATTGGAAATTTAGTGGAGGTAATTTTTATACGGTAAATAGTTATAGAAATTCTGGTGGTGGTCAATCTGATCTTGATGATATTCCTCTTTACAATGGAAATCGTTTGGGAGACTTCTTTGACATTCGTCCTTATCCATCTACAACAGATGTTCTTTCACTGGATCCTTATAGTCCAATTATCGGCGATATTGATTACTTTTTACCGCGGGTTGATTCAATAGTAATTTTGTCTAATGGCGAATTCTCTATTGAAAAGGGAATACCAAGTCTTTTACCTGTTGCGGCAAATGCTTCATCAAACGGTTTAGTACTTCATAATTTAAATATTCCTGCTTATACATTTAAAGCTACCAATATTGATGTTGAATCATTCCGTCATCAGCGTTATACAATGAGCGATATTGGAAGAATTGATACGCGAGTGTCAAACCTTGAATATTATACAGCTCTTTCACTTCTTGAAAAAAGCGCGGATGATAAAAGTATCTTTGATGATGATGGAACAGCAAGGTTTAAAAATGGTCTTGTTGCAGAAGGATTTAGAAACTTTACAATTGGTGATGTGCTAAATAGCGAATTTATTTGTCACTATGAAAGAGAACGAGGGCATCTTTATCCTGCATTTTCTGCTTATAGCATTCCCTTTGAATTAACTCAAACAAATGGGATTGATATCAATGCTGATTCTCAATTTACTAATAGCGGCCTTAGCAATGAAGCATTAACACTTCCGTATAACGAGGTTGTGTATACCAATCAACCTTTTGCTACACAATTTGTAAGTGTTCAACCCTATGAATATGTTGCAACACTTGGTTCTATGATTCTTGCTCCGGAGGTTGATACATGGAATGATACAATTACCGCTCCAGAAATTGATTTCGATATTTTTGGTGGAACAGGTTTATTTGATTCAATCCGCGACCTTAACGAGCGTGTTGGTCTTACTCAGCAAAGAACAAATACTCAGTTTGGTGGAGGATGGAGAACCATTGGGGCCCGGAGGAGGAATACGATGCGGGTGGAAGAAAGAACAGTCACGGAGACAGAGATTGTTCAGGAGCGAATTGAACAATCCCTTGGTGAATTTGTAACAGATGTTAAGATTCGTCCATACGCACGCTCAAAGGCAGTTTACTTCCGAGCAGAAGGTCTTAAACCAAATTCCAAGTTCT